CCGCATCGTCACCACCCCAATCTTCAATTTTGTACTTGATGAAGAAGTTATTCGTGACGTTCAGCTGGATTGGAACCGCTTGTTTACCCCACTCACAGACGACCAGATTCAACAAGAATTTTTCATCTTGTTCAAGATGTCTAAAGCCAATCACCCCAATCTACGGAAAAACCTCATCATTCTGGATCGAATGATGCCCTCAGTTGAGGCCGATCTATCTCCTGAAGCGTGCGTCGTCGTAGTGAATGTATTGAGGGCCTTCCGTCTATTGGGCCTTGCTAAAGACATTGTCGGGCGCCACCCAGACTTCAAGAATCTTGTCAGGCTTTCAAACCGAAAGAGGATAACCAATTTCCTCTTGAAGCACCGAGCATTGTTCCCCAACAAGCCGAAGCCGACCAAGTCCCGGGCCGCGAAAACCGCCTGGGCACCCACCCCTCAAGTATCAAGCGCCACCGCATCGACGACCACCCGTTCGAGCAACTTCTTCACACCGCTTGGATCCGAAGATGCCTCAACAGACGCCGACGATGCCTGCTCATCCACTCCTTCAACCACCCACTCAACTTTGTCTACTCCATCGAGTACCAAACCGAACACCACGGCGTCCACGCCCGCCAGAGGCCGCTCTCGTGTTAAGAGAGAGTATAAACCGAAGGCAGCTAAAGGCAACCGCTCCAACGCCGCGGACAATTTAATCCAATCATCCCTCCGACGCACTGATGCCGAGGAGAAGGGAGTCCAGGATGCAGCCCGTGAGACTGCCGAGTATCGCAGCGAACAGTCCTCCTTGAGCATGTTCACCGCCACTCAAACACCTGCCTCCGAACTCACAGTCGAAGACGAACCAAAACCTAAGCAGTTGGATGACATTCACAAGCAGCGCCCCGCGCTGATTTGGTCACCACAGCCTTTTCAAGACTCCGACCGTGACTATTACACCAGCATTGCATTAGATGCCTGCACCGGAAAAGACACTTTGCTGTCGAAACTGGTTCCAGACGTCTTTGGGGTGCTCAACGTTGGCGATAACTTGATAACTATCCTACAGAACCAACAACATCTCTCAGTCGCAGTTAAGAGCATATACAATGATTTCAAAGTAGCATGCTCCTGGCTCCCAGCGCGACTCGCTTCCCCTTTCTTCCCCACCCAACCGTTGACGATGCTAGTACCAAGCACTCCGGAAAATAATGAATTGGAAGATAAGCGTACCGATGTCGAGAAGGCCGCCGAGATGAAGCATGGCACCACAATCTCTAGGACTAAGTTAGTCGAGTTAACTGAAACACGCCCCTTTGGATTACGGGCCCTCAGTTACGTGACTGCTAAACCCAGCATGGACGTCCGATTCTCTGATGAATTGGTTTCCCAAATCACTTCCCACGCCAACGTAGGGGTTCATGTTCCTGCCGAAGAAGCTCATGAGAGATTAACTCGAGCGGCAAACAACGTCGTGTCTGTCAATGTAAATCGACACCACGAAGGACTTCCAATTCGTGATGGGTCCACATTGTACGCAGAAGCATTACACAACGATTCACAATCTAGCATGCTGAACAATGGACTTTTTCACTCAGGCCCCAGCCAGACCGTCACTACGCATACGGCTACCGAGTCGGCGAAGTCGATCTCGCGCCCTTTCCTGCTATCAAGCCCTCAGCCCGATTCCAAAGGTTCCGCAATTTCTGCGTCGAACAAAATCGCAAGGCTATGCTTGTTAGCTGCGGTGGCCATCTCGTTGGGGCTCTGTGCCCGCACCCGGACCTTAGGGATGATATCTCGATGGTTTGCGGAGTTCAAAAGCGCTTTGCTTTCGACCCGCCAACTCCTGACCCTATCCTCCTAAAGGAACTCAAGGACTTCATTGAAGCCTACTGCACGAAACATTTTGAACCGTTGGCACCCAACGCCGACTTATCTTTCGAAACATGGCTCAAGAAGACTCCATATCCAGCGTGGCGCAAAGCCGCACTACAAAAGGTCCATTCTAAAATGATGGAACAACCACTCAACTTGAAGAAAATCTCAAATGTAAATTCCTTCATGAAGAAAGAGACCTATCCAGAGTACAAGTACCCTCGAGGTATCAATTCCAGATCCGATGAATTCAAGTGTGTTTTCGGCCCATACATAAAAGCAATGGAAGAAGTGATTTATTCGCACCCCGCTTTTATCAAGCATGTACCCGTGCTTAAGAGGGCCCAATACGTTGATGATTACATCTTTTCGCCAGGCAGTGTTTACATGGCAACCGACTACTCCCAATATGAGTCACACTTCACTAAGCAGATCATGGAGCATATCGAGTTTGTCGTCTACAAACATCTCATGGCGAACAACACAACCAACAACTTCCTAGACTGTCTAAAAGTGCTTTCCGGGGTGAATGAATGCAGCTTTCGCGCGTTCAAAGTTTCACTCGCTGCGACACGAATGTCTGGAGAGATGAACACATCGCTTGGGAATGGAGTATCCAACTTCTTCCTGACCATGTTCGTGTTGTACAAGCTTGGATATTCGATTGACGATATTCGAACTGTTGTGGAAGGAGACGATGGGTTAACCCGTGTTGATCCTAAGAACGTCCCCACGTCAGATGATTTTAAGCGTCTCGGATTTACCATAAAAATAGATGTATATGAGCAGATATCTGAAGCCAGCTTTTGTGGATTGGTTTATGATCCGGTAGATAAACAGACGATCACTGACCCGCGTGACGTCTTGCAGAATTTCTATTGGGTCGATGCCCTCCGCTATGGCAAGGCCAGCAAGAAGAAGATCATGGAATTGATGCGAAGTAAAGCGCTTTCAGCTCTCTACCAATACCCTGGGTGCCCGATCATCAAAGCCATGGCTGGGCACATGCTGCGGATAACAAAGAATGTCCGAAATAAAACCGCGTGGGTGAATGCATATGACACTGTCATTGACATGGAGGCAATGCACGCATTAACCTCCAGCCAGACCACACTACGCGAGGATGTCGTCAAAGCGTTATTGGAATTACCGATTGGCTTCGGATCTCGGCTTTTGGTCGAGAAGAAGTACGGAATTGACATCCGAACACAGCTTAGGCTTGAAAAGTATTTTAACACGTCGAATGAGCTAAGGCCGTTCATTGATTCATCCTTAATTTCATCAATAAATACACAAGCCCAGCACTACTACGACACGTATGTCTTGGAACATGAACCCCTTTTGCCAAGAGATAGACCTATGTGTTCTTACGTTGATTTGTCATTATGAGTCTGCATGGTGGCGGTAAGAGCTCCGCTTTTTAAGATGGCCACGACGCCCACCATCGAGGAAAACAATATTCCTCACACAAACATGTCCCTATCAAAACAACAATATTTTCTACAACCCAGCATCGCCGTGTTACCAAAACGACAACAGGAGGCGAAGTGGTTGTCCTATCAAAGAAAGAAAAACAGACTCAACAATCAACGCGGACTTGGGAATCCCACTCCCCAGCCCAAACCAAACCCACTGCAGAAGGTAAGGCGGACCCGGATGTCCTTCACGGACTGTCTCGTCAGTTACGCCCGAGCATGCATCGATCCATTTGATCAGTCAATTAAAGAAGCTTGCATTCCAGACAATAATGCAATGCCGAGCCACAAGTTCTCGTCGCTCATCAACGCGCAGGCGGTGGTGGGCACGCAGGGCGTGTGCATCATCGGCCTCAACCCTTGGGCTATGACCGCCCGTGATTATTTAGTGACGCCCGTCTTCGTTGACGCCCCACTTATAGTCAGCAATGCGGCATATTCATCCACCACCATTGACTTTGATCGCCGAATTTATCCAGCACAACTCGATGTATTCAACTCCAACTCCTTCTACAGCGCTGACCAAGTCAGAACCCAAAGCATGAGGCTTGTTGGGGCTGCGGTCGAAATATTCTACACTGGCCCCACCTTGTCCCAAGCGGGTGCCGTCACAATGCAGCAGACTCCCGGACTCACTCCTGTCCCATTAGGAACGACGTTCGCAGCAGTCAGAAACGACCCCCGCTCCCGCACCTGCAGCGTATCCAAGGGATCTCGCTGCTATGTGGCCTATACGCCAATAGCCGATGACTTGCTCAGCTACAAGCCGAACAACAACTACTTGCCAACCACCGGGCAACCTGTGAACCCAGATGGAGGAACCTACACTCCACTCATCATAGTGATTTCTGGTGCAACTCCTGGCACAACTTTCCAAGTCAAAGCGATCGCTCACTTTGAAGCCCTTTATCCAGGAATGGGGACGACCCCGTCTCACTCCGATCCGATTGGCTTCCCGTCATTCATGGCTGCGCGAGCTGCCGTGAAGAGCACGGATGACCCGTCGCGCGACTTTGTAGATGTAATGAAAGAAACAGCTAAAACTGTTGCCCGCAACTTGTCTCCGTACCTGCCAATGGCTGGTGCAGCAATCGGAGCATTTGTTGGTCAACCAACAATTGGTGCATCTGTCGGAAGCGCCACCAAATCCGTCTTGGACGTCATCTTGGATGGACAGTCGACACCAATTTAGACCAGTGGGAGGTCTAGCACTTCGGTGCCGGGGCGGTTGCGTCTAGCCCCCGTAATCAATACGACACAAGCTTAACGCGAG